TAAAAACTGGTTAAACAACCGCCACGAGCAGTCACAAGCAAAACACGTAGCTAAACTAGAAGTAATCAGAAACACAGCTACGTGGGAACAAGAGATGGCGGCGGCTAGTGCCACCTCGTGGAAAGACGAGTGGTTCACTGTGGTACTGTCGTTACCGTTGTTGGCTGTTTGTTACGGAGTCGCTATGGATGACTTGAGTATTATGCAACGGGTAGGTTTAGCTTTTGACGAGCTAGACAAGCTACCTGACTACTACCAGTACTTGCTTTACGTAGCCGTGACTGCCAGCTTTGGCATACGTGGTGCTGACAAACTGTTTGCGTTGAAGGGAAAAAAGTAAATGGCTAGAGAACTTGAACCTATCAACCCTAATCCTCCGCGCCCGTCAACAACAACACCTAGTAGTTACACGGGGAGTGGTTCAATAAGGGGCGCTACTTTTCAGACTAACACAGGCCTTTTTGATCCTGACACAGTTCGTGGTAATAGCGTTACAATCAGTCCGGGCGGTGATCTTCAATCTAATCAGCGGGGTGGACTTAGTGATGCTCACTGGAATTTGGCAGAGTTTTTAGAAAACTTTCTTGCTACCTTTGGTTTTGATCCGTTTATAGGAACGGGTATTAACCCAAGTGAGTTGGATATTCCTAATCTTTCTCCTGCCGACGTAGACGATATTTGGGAAAGTATAGACCCCGGCCTAAAAGACTTTATGTCTTTGTTCTTAGAAGGCATTGAGGGTTTAGACGCTGACGATATAGACCGGATTAATCGTCAAGAACAAGCTAATGAGTGGCTTGATGCGTACACTAAATATTTAAAGGATGAAATAACCCTAGAAGATTTACAGGCTGTCGATGTTAGTGACTTAACAGACATGGACGGCTGGGACGATTATTACTCTGGTATTGTAGGCGACACTACAGGCTCTGGTGGAGACGCTGGAGAAGGTCTTGGTGAACTAGACGCAACCACATCAAACGCAGACATAAGACAAATACTAAGGGATAACGGATACTCTGAAGAAGCTATAGAAGAGATTTTTGATTCTGCAGTAAACAACGACAGATTCAAAGGCAACAACGTATTATCCAATGCCCTTTGTCAAATTGGTTACAGCAACTGCAGTGATTGGAGTGTTACCGCTGTTAATCCTACTGGTGATGAGTGCGCCAACGATGACGGCTACGGCACTTATCAAAACGGTGAGTGTGTCACTGACACTTCAGAAGGAACTCCATGTTGGACTTACTCAAGCGAAGCTGGTGGTCGAGTAGAAGGAAAAAGAGGTCCAAACGGAGAGTGTATTCCTTTTGGCTCTGGTGGAGACGATGGGACAGACGGTGGCGGTAATGAAGGAAACGAAGGCGGTGGAACTGGCGTAGGTGACGAGTGTGAAATTCAACTTCCTTTTGGCGCTGGTACAATAAAGGGCGAATACGACGAGGAAGGAAACTGTATTCCTCTTGGCGTTAATGGAGGCGATGGCACAGGCGACCCTTGCGATGATCCTGAAAACGCAAGTCTCCCAGAGTGTGTAGAAAAATCCTTTGAAGATTACGTTAAAGAAGTAGGCGAAGGTGTCGCTAATACGGCAAAAGGCCTCTATGACGAATTAGGCGATAAGATTACGGAGTGTGTAGGCAGTCCGATAGACTGTATCAAGCAAATAGGGACAGCCATACTAGACGCTGGCGGTATTCCTCCAGAATGTCAAGATATGGGGGACCCGTGGTTCTGCACTGAGAAAGGTCCAGATGAAGGCGGTAAAGCCTGTTGGAAAGACTGTGTAAGCTTTAATCTTCCCGGCCTTCCTATACCTAATATTCCTCTGCCGCCCGGAGTTATAGACGTTGGAACATACAGGGACTTTGAGGACGCCGTTAAAACCGTAGGTAAGACTATCGGTGACGTTATAGAAGGTAACGAGTCCTGCGGTCCTGACGGAGATCAAGAGTGTACAGTTGGACAAATTCTAGAAGACGTAGGCACTTGGGCAAAAGAAACGTGGGAAGGCATATTTAGTGGTGTTGACGATGCTACTGTAGACGATGTGCTAGATTGGTTAAAAGGCATCTTAGGTCCTGTAACCGCTGGAATCATTTGGGCGCAAATAGAAGAAGAAGTAACTAACGTACTTGGGCCTATACCTCTAACAGACGATAATTTTGACTGCGCCACTGTTGGAAGAGAAGGCGGCGTAGTTCAAACAGAAGACCAGTGTGACGCTTGCCTAGAAGGTTACGAAGACATAGAAGGGCAGTGCCAAGAAAAAGATGATCCTATCACAAACCAAGGTCCTACAGCGGCTGAATGTGCGTCAGAGCATAGAGAGTTTATTGAGGCCACAGACATAGAAGACAGCGAATGTGGTGAGTGTTTGGCTGGCTGGATAGACGAAGACGGCGTGTGTGTTGAAGATTCTGGGACTACTCCACCAGAAGAATGTGAGAGTGGGGAAGTACGCAGAGGCGGCTTAGATGATGGCGAATGCGTAAGAATAGATACATCCTGTTTTTCTGAGCCGGGGAAGTATGACGGTGATGATCCCACTATAAGCCAAGGTCAGATTAACTCTGAAGGTTTTTGTGTTAGGCCCGGAGACGGAGAGCTAACAGATGATGAACGTTGTAATGGACCACGGCCTCCTCAAACACAAAACGACAAGAACTACTGTTTTCAGCAGGGTTACGCACCGTGTCCAGAGGGAACTGAAGAGTACCAAGACGGTAGGTGGTACAAAGAAGGAACATGTACTGCTCTGCCGCCACCAGAACAAGGAACCCCTTGTGACTCTAACGGTGATGGAACCTTAGACGGAAAAACAGACGCCAACGGTAACTGTTTGCCTACTCCTGTTGATCCTCCTACAACTACGTGTCAAGACCCTAACGCTACCAACCAAGGTTCAGACGGGCCTTGTGAATGCCCAGAGGGTTATCAAGTAAGCTCAGATGGAACACAGTGTGTTTTAGAAGGTACGCCACCGACTCCTCCCGATGAGTGTTCTCCTAGAGGAACAGTACTAGAATCAGGTTGTGACGGCACTACTTTTTTCATTCGTTTTGCTTCAGGAGAAGTAGACCCAAATACAGGCGAGTGTGGTGAAATCTACGACAGTGTTCCTAACTACTCTGGATGTGCTGGTAATGGCGGCATTTGTGAAGACCCTAATGCTGTTAACAACGGGGAAGAAGGAGACTGTAGGTGTAAGCCCGGTTTTGTTAAAGGTGACGATGGGCTTTGTTTTCAAAGCGGTGACGTTTGCGACAACGGAGCTACACTAGAAAGCGGGTGCGATATATGTCCTGACGGGACCCCAACAATAGAATATGAGGACGGTAAGTGTCCTACGTCTACGCCGCCTCAAGACTGTAGTAACCCTGCGTATGCGGCGGCTAATCCTCAACAGTGCGGCGGTGTGCCTCCAGTAACACCTCCATCATCAGGTGGTGGTGGCGGTGGTGGCGGCGGTGGAGTTGGAGCCTTTAGTCCTTTTATTGCTGGCATAGAGTACACACCACAGCCTTTACCAGCGGCTCCTGCGGCCCCACAAAAAGACTATATGGCAGAACTAGATGGACTAATTAAACGCCGCTTATTTGAAGGCATTTCGTAAGGAGTCAAACAATGGCAGGACCTTCACAAGAATATCTTGACAACATGGCGGTCTATAACAGTAACGCTATGGGAATAGGCGAAGCTCCTAGTCCGTATCACCAGTGGATTCCGGGCATAGGATGGACCTTTTTCCCTGAGTATGATGTTACTCCGTATGAGCAATTGAACGCTATGACAGGACAGCAGTTAAGCAACGCTTTACAGCAGGGCTTTACGCACCAGTTGTCTGATGCTTCTCAGGCATACGCAGATGACTTGGGCATTACAGTCGGCTCTGCCCCTGCATATATGGGTTCAAGTGGTGGACTATTTGATAATACTGGTTACACTAATAGCCCACCTTCTGCTGACCAAGTTCAAGATTTATATCAAGAACTTTTAGGGCGGCAGGGGGCTGAACAGTACATAAACGCTTGGGCAAACTCAGGCGGCACTATTGACGATATTCGACAGGGAATAATGAACTCTTCTGAGTATCAGGCCTTACAGAGCGAAAGAAATAACAACAGTAGTAGAATGGCCCCTATGATGCCTGCACAGGAACCTAGATCAGCACCTGTTGCAAGACCGCAAGTTACTGCTATGGAGACACAAGAAGACGAAGTAGATTACGTTAAGCTTCTTAGATCAAGATTAATAAATAGCTTGTTTAAGGACATGATATGACATTTTTAAATTTAGTAAACAATGTTCTTAGACGTTTACGCGAGGACGAAGTAACTACCGTTAGTTCTAACACATATAGCAAGATGGTTGGCGACTTTATTAATGATTCGAAGCAACTCGTGGAAAACGCTTGGGATTGGTCTAATCTTAGGTCTACCATTACGCTGACCACGGCGGCTGATGACTACACGTACTCCCTTACGGGCTACCAAGACCAAGGAAAGATTCTTAATATCATTAACGATACGTCTAATCTTGTAATGGAGTACAGACCGCAGACTTGGTTTGACGATAAGTTTTTTGTCAACACTCCTGCGTCCGGTGCTCCGCAGTACTACACCTTTAGCGGCATCGACGGCTCTGGTGACGCACAGATTGATGTGTACCCTAAGCCTGACGGTGTTTACTCTATTAAGGTCAAGAGCGTCATCAGAAACGTAGCCTTAAGTACGGACTCTGACACGATGGCTATTCCTAGTCAGCCTGTGATTCACATGGCGGTAGCTCTGTTGGCCCGTGAGCGTGGCGAGACAGGAGGTACATCGACTCCAGAGTACTTTGCTATTGCTGACAAGTACCTATCTGATGCTATCGCTATGGACGCACAAAAGCATCCTGAAGAAACTATCTTTTATACCCCGTAGGAGTACGTATGGCACAGCCACTACAAAGTATTAACTTAGTTGCTCCTGCGTTTAAAGGGATCAACACAGAGGATTCTCCGCTTGCTCAGGATACGTCTTTTGCAGAAGTTGCAGACAACGCCGTCATTGATAGAAGTGGGCGTTTAGCTTCACGTAAAGGTAATACGGTTTCTACCACAAACAAAACTGTGTTGGGTACTGACTACCTCCACAGCATACACGAGTTCTACGACAGTGCAGGCAACGAGGTAATCTTTAGTACTGGCAACAACAAGATTATGACAGGCACAACTACTCTGGTAGATGCGTCTCCGGGGTCGTACACGATTAGTGCTAACGATTGGAAAATATTTAATTTTAACGATCACGCTTACTTCTTTCAACGAGGCCACGAGCCTCTGGTGTACAGCAATGCACTAGGCGCAGTGACAAAAATGTCTGCTGTTGGTGGTGCTCATGTGTCCGCTACTCAGTACGCTCACGAGGCTATCGGTGCTTACGGGCGCGTATGGTGCGTAGGTAACGCTACTGATGACAACACGATCTACTGGTCGGATCTTCTGACAGGACACAATTTTAGTAGTGGTTCTAGCGGATCTATTGATGTATCTAAAGCGTGGCCTAACGGGTTTGACAAGGTTGTAGCTCTAGCGGCTCACAACGGGCTACTCGTGGTTTTTGGTGAGAATAACACAATTGTTTACAGCGGTGCTGATAGTCCCGCGTCTATGGTGCTACAGGATACAATTCCCGGTGTTGGCTGTGTAGACAGAAAGAGTGTACAGAACATAGGAACAGACTTATTGTTCTTGACTCAGACAGGTCTTAGGAGCTTAGGACGAGCTATACAAGAGAAATCCTTGCCTATTACTGACTTGAGCAGAAACATCAAGCAATCATTAATTGGTAACATATTGGCTAAAACAGAACCCGTTAGCACGGTGTACAGCCCTGAGAACTATTTCTATCTTCTGTGCTTTACTAACCTTAACCTAGTGTACTGTTTTGATGTAAGGGCTACCCTAGAAAACGGAGCGTACAGGGTAACACGATGGCCTAGTGTAGACTTCAAGAGTTTTCATAGAGACAGAAACGGAGATGTTTATATAGGAACTACAGACGGCTTAGGAGTTTACTCCGGTTACACAGACAACGGAAATGTTTATCGGTTTAGATACTCTAGCCCTGCGCTTTCTTTTGGTGATCCGTCTAAAATTAAAATGCTAAAAAAGATACGGCCTACGTTAATAGGCGGCAATAACGCAGACATTTTTCTTAAGTGGTCTTATGATTTTTCAACAGCACCTAGTACTAGCACGTACCGCACAAGCAGTGCTATTCCGGGTTTTTACGGGCAGTCTGAATATAGCCTTGCTGAGTACTCTGAGGAAGCTGTTACAATTAACAGGTCTTCTATTAATACTACAGGTTACGGATCAGTAATTACTGTAGGACTAGAAACAGACATAAACGGTTACGCACTGTCCATCCAAGAGATGAACGTATTAGCACTGATAGGTAAAACGCTATGATGACAATTACAGATTATAACAACGACAGAGGTACGGACTAATGGATGATTGGTTAAAAGCTCTATTAGGGATAGGCGGTGTTGTTGGGGGTGGCTTACTTAGTGCTGAAGAGTACGAAAGACTAGGCGACATTGGTGAGCAGTCTTTAGCAGGAGTAACGCTAGAAGACGGTACACAAGTTCCGGGTGCTCTTGGTTTAGCACAAGATGCTCTGTCCATGTCTCAGTTCAGGCCGTTTACTGTGACCTCTACGGTTCCCGGTAGCCAGTTTAGAGCAAAACCAGTAATTGATCCTGTGACGGGTCAAGTAACTGGAATGGGTACAGAGTTTGATCTGTCTCCTGAAGAAAAAATGCTTCAGACTTCTATGTTGACTCGTGCTAAAACTCAACTAGGCGCAACGCCTTACGGTCAAACCGCAGGGCAAACAGCCGCGACTACATCGTTTGGTTTAGGCCAAGACATAATGAACCGCCTTAGAACCAATGACATGGCCTCGCGTGAGTCTGCGATTTACGACCGTATTAGGGCAACACAGACGCCTGAAGAAGAACGACAGCGTTTAGCACTAGAAGAGCGTTTGGCTTCACAGGGGCGCTTAGGTGTCCGTACTTCCATGTTTGGTGGTACTCCAGAAGCAATGGCAATGGAAAGAGCGCAAGCAGAAGCTAGAAACAATGCAATGCTACAGGCTATGTCTCAAGCACAGGCAGAACAGCAACAAGAGGCGGCACTGGCCCAAGCGTTTACCGGAATGGGTAGTCAGTTGTCTCAAACAGACTTGGCACAACGTGCGGCACAACAGAACTTAGCTATGGCTTCTCTGGGCGGTTCTTACGTACCGCAGACACAGCTTATGCAACTACAGGCGGCTATGCAACCGTATCAAACACAACAACAGGCAGGACAATTGTTTGGTGCGGGGCAGTACGGTGAGACAATGATGAGTGGTCTTGAGGCTAGATTGGTAGCAGAACAAGCACGAGCTAATCTGTTGGGTGGCCTTGGTACTGGACTCTTGGGTGGACTACTTGGTCCGGTTAAGGGTGACGGTGGGGCGTACAGCATACCGCTGTTTGATTTATTTGATTAAGGGGGTTAAGTAAGATGGCTAAATTTTCACAAATGATGCTCCGTGGTATGCTTGATCCTTCTCGCGCACAGGAGTATTCTCAAATAGGCCGTAGCATTGGGCAGATTCCGGGTGTTATGGCGCTAAACAGAGATGCTGAAGCTAAACAGGCAGAAACCCAGAGGTTGCTCCAAGAGAACGCGAATAACCCCGCTAGGCTTCAGCAGTTAGCACAAGAGTACCTCGCTAGAGGTGACAAGGATGCCGCCCAAGCGTTTACTAATGCGGCTACTCAGGCTACTGCTACTCAAGAAAAAAGTACCACACAGGGAATACAGGGAGGACTCTCTGCGATTACCCAAGCCGCAATGCGTGGTGTTCCTTTAAAAGATTTGCAAGCTGGTCAAAGATCAATTATAAATTTAGGTGGTACTCGAGAACAAATTATGAGGGCTTATAAAGACGGTGTTGACATGGCTAAAGGAGAAAAGCCTAAAACTTCTGTTATTTCTGCTGGCGGTGCTTTAGTCTCCGAAACAGGAGATGTTTTGTACGAGCGTCCGTTTAAGCCTGAAGCCGCCCCTGCAAGCAAGGGTATTAAAACAGTAGAGCGTGAGGACGGTTCAGTGTCTGTCCTAGATGCTAATGATGGGTCGTTGATTAGCACCTTGCCACCTGCTGACACAACTAATGCAAGCCAAGAGGCGTCTCTTAATTTGATTGCACAGACTACGCAGTTTATCAGCGAAGTTGATGACTTGATGAACCCCGGTTTTTCTGAGACAGGGTTTATCGGCGGTGTAACTGCGGCAGTTCCCGGAACCCCAGCTTACGATAGAGAAAAAGAACTGCTGTCTATTCGGGCTAGGCTTGGCTTTGACCAGATCAACGAGATGAAGCGCCTAGCGGCTGAGTCAGGGGCGTCAGGAACTGGCTTGGGACAAATCTCTAACATTGAATTTATGTCGCTACAGTCCACTATTGATGCAATATACGTAGGTATGTCAGCAGAGGCGCAAAACAATGCCCTTGAGAACATCAAAAAGCATCTGTTGAACGTGCAGAAGCTAGCCTCTGGTGTTGCTCCTGCTGATGCTATTGAGTGGGATAAGCCTGAGTACAAAGCAACAGGATACCATAAGGACCCTGAAACCGAAAATGTGTACTACGCACCTGATGGAAAAAACGGGACGGTATACAAATTAGTAGACGGTAAGTTTGTCAAGCTAGGGGCGTATCTTGGAAGCACCAGCGTAGAATAGGAGCATATAAATGTCTCTTGCAGAAGATATGGAAGCATTTGAAAGAGCCTTTGGTGAACCCGCACAGGGTGAACCTCTGGTGTCTGAAGAGCAAAAGAAAGAAATGCTGGTGGATGATGAGTCAGCGTTTGAAAGAGCGTTTGAGGCTGATGCAGTAGACGTATACAACTCTGATGTGCAAACAGAAGAAATGTCTCTGTGGGACAGGTTTTTCTCTGAGCCTTACAAGAGAGGTCTTGAACGTCAAGCACAGACTATGCAGAGGTTGAGCCAGAGTCAGCAGGCAGGAACTATGGCTGGCATTAGTGCCGCCCTGAGTGATCCTGCGGTGCTTGAGGAGCAGTACAGGCAGTCCACAAACATTCCGTCTGTTCTCCTACAGACAGTCACTACGCCCCTGAGAATGGTCTTTGACTCTGCGTCTGAAATGGTTATGTTTGGCGCAGAAAAGGGAGTAGGTATGCTCCCTGAAGGACTCAAGGAAGGGGCCGCAGAGCAGTTTCAGGCGCTGATGCAGACCAAGGGTGGTCAGATGGCTTGGGCCGCCGCTGGTGAAGGCATGGAGACATGGGAGGAGTTTCAGAATAACTACCCTAACGAGGCGGCTAACCTTGTCGCTATCATGGACCTAGGTTTTACTAAGGGTACAGGACCACTGATAAAGCAAAAAGTAGTGCCTAAGAAGCTAGAGCGTATTGGGATGCGTAACGAGGCACTGCCCCTGAAGGGCGGTGACGCTGATGTTTACAACGTACTGTTTGTGGGGGACAAGAAAACCCCTGAACAGGTAAGGCTAACTGAAGACCCGAAAGGAATCAGGGGTGTTCAAGAGCAGATTGCTACACCAGAACAAGTTGAGCTTATTGACATAGCTAAGTCTGCAGGAGTATCTGGCAACAAAACCCTACAGGCGAACCACAACGCATTTCAGCGGTACTACGATGATTTAGAGGTCAGCCTGATGAAGATGCTGGCAAAGAACGAAAGTAAAGTGAACTGGCCTGAATTAGATACCAGTTTACGGGCCAATATGAAGGCTGAGTTTGACGCGATTGTGGCCTCTAATCCTAAACTTATGTCATCAAAACAGGCAAAGCAAGAAACGGCTGGTTTGTTCAAGGAAGCTCTAGCGATCATTGATGAACAGGGAGGCACACTTCAAGGGTTTCGTGTCACCCGTTCTATGTTTGATGACAGAGCAAACCGGATGGGCTACGATTTATCTGGTGATTCTCTCACTACTAGAAACTTAGCGGCTATGGCTGTGCGTAGGGCCGTAAACCAAACCGTATTTGATGTAGTACCTGAGGCAGAAACTGTCTTTTCTAAAATGTCAAAGATTATACCCTCTATTGGCTCTTTGAACGCTAAGGCGGCTACGGAAGCTAAGACACGCTTTGGTCGTTTCATTAATTCATTAGGTCTTCAGAAGTACGCCGGAAGCACAGCACTAGGTGTTGCAAGCAACGCCATCTATGTCTTGGGCGGCACAGCAATAGTCGGACCATACGCTTACATTAAAAACCAACTTAGGCGTCCCGGTCCTGCGAAAGTTAGAGCTAAGATTGCTTACCTAAAGCGTGATATGTTTGGAGAAATTAAGAAAGCAATTCAGGCCACACAAGATCCAGTGAAGCGAAGTATGCTACAGCGGGACAGCAAAGAGATTTACACGTATCTCAACGCTGTGTTCAAGCAGATTGAGTCTGAGCTAGAGCAGGAAGAAAACGAATGAAATGGTTAGACAGACTAGCTAGAAACCAGAGTAATTATGCTCAGGCTCGCTACAACAGGGCCAAGGGTGGTTCAGACGCGGCTATGACTGCGGCAGAGTACCCCCAGCGTAAACTTAAGGAGGCTATATCTGGTGACGAAGAAAGCTGGGGCTTGCCTGATTTCTCTTATGATGTAAACGTAGGTAACAGGGCAGGATACAGGGGAACCGCTACAGTAACTGATGAAGCTGTGGAAACGGGTTTAGACTTTGTTGCTGACCCCCTTAATGCCGCTGGCGCTGGCTTGGTTAGGCAGGGTATGAAAGCCGCTAACAAGGTGGGAGACATTGCAGGCAACACAACAGCCGCCGCACGTAACTACATAGATAACTTCTACGCCCCCTCTAAGACCGCACAGCCTACTGTGGTTGATGAGTTAATTATGCAGAACCAACAGGCGCTGTCTCGCGTACCTAAGGTCGGGCCTATTATCAGTAGGCTAGAGAAAACACAAGATTCAGCCGATATGCGCGAGAGGGTAGGGTCTTTTTTGGGCTGGGCGGGAGACTCTGTTGTTAGGGGTGTAGAGCAAACCCTCAGTCCTAGCGCGAGGGCTAACTACAGACAGAACCAAGTTACTCAGACAATGCAGGACACCGCACGTACCGCACTGATGACCGGGGGATCTAGGGACACAGCTAAGGCGGTAGCTCAGACGCAGGCAACGGAAAACATAGCAAACCAAGCGGGAAGAACTGGGCCTAAGTCGGAAGCCGTGGAAGACCTAAACCGCAGGAGCTTTCTAACGGAGCCTGTGAAAGCTACTGAGGGATCGTATAGGAAGCTGATAAAGGATAACAAACTAACAGGCGTTTACGAGAAATCTGGTAAGCCTGTGGGTGTCTCTAACAAAGATTTGGGCATCGTAGAAGACCACGTAATGAGCGTGTGGAAAGACCGAAAGGGAAGAAAAGTTAGTGAAACGCCAACAGCAGACATTAGGATTAAGAATCCCGGCTCTGGAGATCAGGTAACTGGATCACACGTTCTAGACTTCCGACAAAAGAGTAAAGTTTTTAAGACGATGAATGCGTTGTACAAGAAAAACCCTAAGCCGACACTAGAAGAAACGTGGAGGCACTTAAAGGATAGCGAGATAAAACTACACCCTAAGTCTAAGACACTAGAGGACGCTCGTGAGAACGGGATATGGACTACAGGTTCTTTTTCAGGTAACGCGATTACTGAGGGAGGCGTAAACTATATAGCTAAGGTGAACCCTAACGGCAGGGTTATGGCTGTGATCTCAGACGAACACAATTTCCTAGAGAAGACTCCTGTGATTGGCCCTTTGGTAGACGCCGCGTTGCCTAACAGGTCTATCTCAGTTACGCCCCCAATGTTCTTTGACATTAAGAAGACAAAAGGCAAGATTGCTTCACCACAACCACAGGATAAAAAGAATGTCAAAGAAAGTTTGTTTGATATAGCTAACGCAAAACCTTCTACAGAAGCACTAAGGGCAGAACAACAGATAAATGCAGGAGTTGCCACCATAGGCACAGGTATGTTAACCGGAGGAAACCGTGAAGAAGAACGACGATAAGCACACAGTAAGCTACACATCCCACGACTACCACACTATGTGTCAGAAGTCAAAGGATCGTGTCAAGAAGATGCAAGCGCAGGGAATACCTACGCCCCATGACCCGAAAGACAAGCCAGAGGACGTAGGTAAGTCAGAGGGCTACTCCATATTCTTTATGTCATAGCTCACAGTTGTTCCCTGTGCAGGCCAGTTGTTGTGACCCCTCAGTCATATCGCTGGCCTCTTCTATATCCCACGATATTTCCTTTGGAAAGTCCTTAACCATCTGGTTGTACGTCTTCTTGTCCACAGGTTCATAAGGAGCCTGTTGATAAGTGTGGTCTGAGTATGGAAGGAAAGATATACCACTTACCTTGTCAAACTTGTTGTACAACCACTGCCCCACCTCTAGAAACTCCTCATCACGGTAGTAGCAAGTCATAGACGGCTTGTGCTCACACCAGTAGTCCTGATATATCTCCCACAGATCTAACTGCTCCATAGCACCCATGTCTGAGGCCGTCACAGCGCCTTCAGGAGACGCAACAGGAAAGGAGAATACCCGTGTACTAGGGGACATTAGATCGTCCTCCACAGGGACTCCTGCGGCCTCTAAGACCCCACAAAGTGGGTCACGAGAGTCAGCACGGACTCGTCTAATATATTGATTGCTGTAGCGAGGGTGAATGCCACTAGCAGAATCGACCAACTGACTAACAGTACCAGAAGGCTTAACCGCAGTAATTGCGACAGAAGGATTAATACCCAATCTCTTAGCCCATTTCTCGTTAGTGACAATAGCTTCATTACGCATCTCCGTTAGCCACTTCTTCAGCTTTGCCTTGTCCTCACGCCCAGACAGGATAGAATGATCCATGATACCTGTCAGAGACACGCCTAGCAAGGCCTCTTCTTCCGTGTTTACTCTCCAAATATTTCGGAGGTATCGGAAGTCTGTGAGGGTAGCCTGAAGAGTCCCAAGGATAGACGCAATCCGAACTTTTCGTTTGAGGCTTGCGAGTGTATCTTGTGGCCTAACAACAACTTCTGAAAGATTGCAGAACTGGTAGGGTCTGAGGATGATTTCACTACATGGATTAGTTCCGAAATCATAGGTAGCATCTCTTCGTTCATTTCTTGAAGCTTGCTTTTGACTTGCCACTCTGCTAAAGACACCTCGTTCACCAGATCGTGATTCATATAAACTAGTCCACTCATTTAGGAATGCTTCAAAGTCCGGCTTCTCTGTGTAACAAGCAGAGTTATTAGCCAGCCCACGTTGTGGCTCATCAGTCCACCACTGCCCGTGCTTGCATCGTCGTAGCCTATCGTCCGTCAGGTTTGAGAGGCTGATGAGGGCGCTTCGTCTGACTCCTCCGACAACGACGATTTGAGCAATCTTACAGCAAAGATCGTGGCATTCAATGGACGTAAGGCGTCTCCCAGATGATCCTTGAAAGAGTTCGATTGTGAACTTGAAAAGATCGACGAGAGGTTCAGGACCACTTGCACGACCTCCGAAAGTCTTGAGTGGGGAACCTGCAGGTCGTACTCTGCTAACGTCCCATTGGGGAATTTGACCTGAGTACAGCAGTGATACCAACTCCCTAAACGATTTCGCCCATCCGACCTTCGAATCCGCAACATTAATAACTGTGTCGGTTGCATGGAATGTCTCCGCTACTTCTGGTAGTTTACTAATGTATTGGCGCTCTACACTAAAGCCTACCCCTGTGCCACACAGAAGGACGTACATAAGTTCATCAAAGGCCTTGGGGTGGTCTATAGGTAGGTAGCTACAGTTAAACCCTGCTACGTTGTCACGATCCAGAGCCTCTCCTGCGGTCATCAGTGCTCGCATGGATGGCATTACGTCTAGATCGTGGATAGCTTTAAAGACCTCTTTACGATCCGTTTCTGGCAGACTATCACCCCAATAGTTTACATATCGGTTGACTGTCTCTTCCCAAGTCTCCCTGCGCTTCTCTTCTGGAAGGTAACGGGCGTACCGTGACTTGTGTATGTATTGTTGGTATGCGTCCATCTATTCTGTTACTCCTAATGTTTCATTAATGATTGCTTGTCCCGCCATCTGCAAGAGCATATACACTCCATCAGGGTACTGCTCGTTGGACGCTACTTCGAACATTTCACCGTCTTCGTACATCACAACAGCCACCTTTACCTTTCGTCCCTCTTCCTCGTGTTCCAGCGCCTTGACTACAAAAGCTGATAGGAACTCTGATGTGGCGATCTCTTTCTTATCTTGGTTTGTCTTACCAAACTTTCCTTCTACTACTTTCATAAGGCAACCTCCTTTATAAGCCATTCCAAATAGACACGGGCCTTACGTAGATCCTCTACACCGTTTTTGTACTCGTACCTCCACAGGTACTTCAAGCAGTTGCCCTTGAGATACCCCTTGTACTCCTGTGGGTGCATGGACGCCTTGATTGCTTCAATGGCCTCTATCGCCCCCTTGTTGTAGTGGTCTGGTTGCGTCACTGGATTGTGCTTGTCCTCCGGGTGGTACAGTTTGCCTACTGCTGTCTTAGACACTTTGTTCCACTCTGCGGGTGTTGCTTCGTCTATTGACATTTTTCTGCACTCCTCAAACTTCTCTGCACATTCTTCTGGATGATGCCCCTGCTCTTCACAGATTTTTTTACGTATCTCACAGTCTGAATACCAAGTCCACTCATTCCGCATCGACCTCTTCCTCTAAGTCCTCTTGAAACTCATCTAGCCTACGCAACAACTTGTCTTCAAACCTGTCTAATATTTCTTCTGATGAGATCTGTAGTGCTTCCAGAAGATCGTCAGGATCATAAAACCTCAAAAGCTTCTCCTTAATTTCTTCTAGTGTCAGAGACATAATCAACCAACTCCTTAAGTGTGTCTATATTATACCATAGTATTTCGTGTTTGTCACACCATTCAGCCATAGTAAGTTTGGTACTTTTACTCACTTTCTGATTAGGCTTCATCAGTACAAAGATGAGTTCTTGCGTCTCTGGGAGACACTGAGAGAGCGATCTATACTTCTGCGTGTCTCCTGATCGAAAGTATCCTTTGCACTCAATGAGATACGTTCGTCCGTTGAGTTCATACACAAAGTCAGGGGTGTACTTCCGTTCGATCCTGTACGGGACTTGGAACGGTTCGTACGTAAAACCAAATGGTTGTAACTGCGTGGCAACATCTTTTTCAAACTCCGACCTAAAGTTTCCTAGTTTAGACTTCCGCGACTTTCGGCTCATTGACCACCTCTGTTAAGTATCTGGGTCCACTTGAGTACAGGAATGTTCTTACTCCGGGCCAGCAAGTATGCTTGTAGGGACAGTAGGAACAACCGACTGCGAGCTTTTGATTTCCACTTTTGCCATCTGGTACGACTTCGTGGCAGTGCTCTGGTGCTTCCGGTTGCTCTACTAGCTTTTTTATGCGGTTGATGTGCTCCTCTATGTCGTAGCCAATCTTGTCGTACACGGGAGCCTGTGTGTCCTCAGAGTCGTACATCAGGTACGTTAGATGGCCGTTCTGTTTGTCCATAGCTAACCAGCCGAACTTGGTTTCCCCTTCAGAGTGTGCATACCCTTTAATTTGAGCAACGTATCCAAACGGATCATCAAAAGCCAAACTTCCGTCTTTGAATTTTTTAAACCCAAAAGAGGAAGTGCTCTTAACATCAGTGACAACACCGTCAATTTTGCAGTCCATAGACCCCGTGATACCCGCGACTTCACACTGCTTTTGCTCATCTGTCACCTCGTGTCCTGAAAGTCTGGTTAGAAACAACAGCATCTCTTCGATCAGATGCCCGTACATAAACTTAACGTAGGTGTTAGGAGTCATTTCCTCATGTACGTCTGGGTTGTTAACCACGTTCCAGAGGTAACGATCATCACGCCCGATGTTTGACATTCGTAACTTGCGTCCGTCACGCTTCTCTGTGAACAGATTTGACATGAGCTTCTTACAGTTCTCACCAAAGCGGTCAATCTCTTCGTACAGATCAACGTCTTCTGGTACTTCTTTGGAAGCAACAACAGCGTATATATCGTCTACCAGTGAGTAAAGTTTGTTCATTTATGTTGCTCCATTAGGTCAGCTAGGGCTGACTGTGCTTGGTCCGGTGTGCAATTGAACCACTCACCTCTGCGGTCATGCATTTTCTCTAGCAGGCTGTGCGCCTCTGACTCAGCAGACCGTCTGTCAGTCACAGACCAGCAAGTGAACAACTCGTAGTCTCTGAACGGTGAAGACGTTTGGTATCCGTTGAGCCTGTCCTCTGAGTCCACAGCCATGCCCACCTTAACCCACTCAGGGAAGTTAGGGTTGGTAATGATGTACACCTGTCCCTCACGACTCAGTTCGTATTTCGCGAGACTACTGAAGGCCGCATCTTCAAACGTCTTGTAGCGTCCGGGTTTGTGTAGTGGGTGGTCTTTCCTGACGTACTTACCATTAACAAACATTTTTGTTTTATCGTGTATTAATGCTCTTTGCCTTACTCTTTCAGGATTATCTTTATAGTACTTACCGGATGTTTTAGTCCAAGGTTTGCTCATCTCTGTCTCCCTAGTGTGTGTCTGCCCACGTTGATCCGACTTTGTACTCTCCGTCGAGGGGGCATCTGAGTTCAAAAGAAATGCCAGCCGCCTTGATGCACTCGACTGCGAGCCAGCCAAATTTCTCTGCTTGTTCAGTAGCCACCTCCGATTGTATCTCGTCATGGATGTTCCCTATAAACTTGTAGTCAATGTTGTGTTGCGTTGCGTAGTCATCCAACAGAACCAGCGCACGTTTCATAATGATTGCACCAGCAGACTGCAAGAGTGTGTTTAATGCACTATGCTCTGATCTGACCCAAAGCTTTCGTCCGTCGAGTCCGATGAGGTATCCTTTCCTAGAAGCAGATCCAACTCGTTCTCGTAGAGCTTCAAGAGAAGGTGTATTTCGTAGAAAGCGTGTCCTAAGCGCATTGCCATCTTTTGCCGTTCCTCCGACGATGCTTCCGATTTTAGCGTCTCCTGCTCCGTAGAGGAAAGCATAGATGAAAGTCTTAGCTTGAGGTCTTGTTGCAAGCCCTGAAGCAAGTTGATTTCTGGTGTGAATGTCGTCTCTAAGCAAGACATTTGTAAACTCCTCATCGCCCATGTAGTGAGCGAGCATCCTTAGTTCTAGTCCACTGGCGTCAACACCTACCAGCCTGCGTCCCTCTGGTACAATCCAGCAGTCCCTACACTCCTTGCCAAACTGAGAGTTTACTGAGGGAACCTGTGCCATGTTAGGACTCTGGTGTGTCATGCGTCCTGTTATTGCGCCGTTGGTTGTTACCCTACCGTGTACCCTGCCGTCCTCCTGTACGTGCTCTATCCATGAAGATACTTGGGCGTATCTCTTTTGCAGTAAAAGGTACTCAAGAACCAAAACAGCTTCCGGTATATGTTTGTTTTCTTCAAGTGTCTTTTCATCCACCTGTGGCCTACCAGATGGGGTGAGTTCCGACCATACAGCACCCTTAGCTTCAAGTCTTTCTGCCACCTGTTGCCGTGATCCGGGGTTGAACACCGTGACCTTATCCTTAAGGCGCTTGCCCGTCTTCTCTGACCACCTCTCTTCGACAATTGGCGGGAACACTTCCTGCAACTCTTCTTCAATAGCATACATACGCTCCTTGAATTTAGCACACAGTGTGTGGCACAGCCGTTGATCCAGTAGCCACCCGTTGTCCACCTGTCCCTGTACGATCCACTGCACCTCGTGCTCTAGGTCAATACTCTCCTTAGAAAACCCGTCTAGCTCCACCATTAGGCGCTTGTAGACAGCCTCTGTCACCTCTGCGTCACGGATGCAGTAGTCGATCATGGCTGGCGTAAGCTGGCTCCAATCATCGTGGTCACCCTTTGGGAA